TCTTATTGCTAGGAATCCCCCTATGAACGATCAGACTGAAGACGATGGACTAAGGTATCTAAACATTGTCAAGAATAAAATATCAGGAGTTCATAGGATTGTTAATTGTGAGTTTGACTTTCATACAGGAGTATATTCATCATGAACTACATATCAGTATGTTCTGGAATAGAGGCGGCTACTGTAGCTTGGAATAAACTAGGGTGGAATCCTCTAGGTTTTTCTGAGGTAGATAAGTTTCCGTCTGCTGTTCTGCAACACCATTACCCAAACGTGCCTAACTTAGGTGACATGACTAACTACAAGGAGTGGAACATAAATGAATCAGTTGACCTTATTATCGGAGGAACACCATGCCAATCGTTCAGTATCTCAGGACTCAGGAAAGGACTTGAAGACCCAAGGGGAAACCTTGCCCTCACCTATATTGGATTACTTGACTACTTTAAACCCAAATATTTCATTTGGGAAAATGTCCCTGGAGTTTTGTCCTCTAACAAAGGAGAAGACTTTAGTTCCTTCATCAGGGCGGTTCAAGAAATCAGGTATGGGTTCGCCTACAGAGTTTTGGATGCTCAATACTTCGGAGTACCCCAAAGACGTAAAAGAGTCTTTGTTGTTGGATGTTCTTCAGGCGACTGGAGAAGTGCCGCAGAGATACTCTTTGAGTCCGAAAGCCTGTCGAGGGATACTGAGGAGAGCAGACAAAAGGGGAAAGACTCTACCAAAGAAACTAGAGGAAGCTCTACTACAGACAACAGGTGGCCTGCGAGAATAAGTAACACACTTGATGTAGCTTATCACGATAAGTTGGGGTTAGAAGATCAACATATAAATGCCGACTGTCCTAAGTTTGTACCTACTGTATATGAATCCCATCCTAATGATTCTAGAGTTACAGACATGGGAGAAACTTGTACAACTGTAACTGCTAGATGGGGTACAGGTGGTAACAATACACCTTTAGTAAAAGTTGGAGATATAACTGAGGAAGTTAAAGTTCGTAAACATAAAGTTGATATAGATAATCTACAACAATTGTTGAGAACTTGTAAATCCAACAGCAAAAAAACCAACAAACAAATAGCTGAAGAGTTATCTATACCTGTGACAAAAGTTGAGCATTGGTTTAGGACAGACTCTAGCTTTGCTATACCTTCAGATGATGTTTGGTTCGATCTAAAAAAATGTTTAGATATTAAAGATGATACATTTGATGATCAGATTATGGAGTTTGAATACAAGGATGGTGTATTTGAATCTAGCCAACGTGTTTATGATTCCACAGGTAAAGCACCTACTCTCACAGCTACGAATGATAAACAATTAATTCATCACAAAGAACCTATTTTAGGTGGTCAACATCCCAATGCTGCAGTTGGAGATGGAGTAGCTCCAACTTTAACTAATGCTATGGGTTCAGGTGGAGGACATATACCATTAGTAGCCCCTAAGTCTGTAATTAGAAGACTGACACCTGTAGAATGTGAAAGACTACAAGGGTTTCCATGTGGATATACTGAGATACCTTATAACAATAGACCTCATACACCTGACGGACACAGGTACAAAGCACTAGGCAATAGCATGGCTGTGCCTGTTATCAGATGGTTAGGTGAGAGAATAAATGGTATTGATGCTAGGAGCAAGGTAAGATATGTAGGTAGTGCTAATGCTTCAAGACAAAAGTTTGCCACAACAATGGGTACAAATTTAGGAGAAAAGAAAAATGGAACTAGTACTTGATGTTGAAAATACAACAACAACTAAAAACAATAAGTTACACCTTGACCCATTCGAGAGGGGTAATTCTTTGGTTATGGTTGGTGTTCAGTCATTGGCTGCTAAAAATCCATCCACTTATATTTTCGACCACATGGATACTACTAGAAATGATGATCTTATATCTAATAGGTATGCTGTTCAGGATTATTTAGATAAGACAACATTACTTATAGGACACAACATATCCCACGATCTATTATGGTTGTGGGAGAGTGGGTTTAAATATGAGGGTAAAGTATTTGACACTATGTTAGCTGAGTATGTATTACAACGTGGCATAACTGATAGACTAGGGTTGGGTAAAGTTGCAGAAAGGTATGAATGTGAAGTCCAAAAAGAAGATACACTCAAAGACTATTTTAAAAGAGGATATAGTACAAGAGAAATCCCAAGACTCGAACTCGAAACCTACCTCCGACATGATATCGGTGCGACCAAGGAGGTATACGAGAAGATACAAAATAGATTGCAGGGAGTCGAGGATAAGGGTTTGTCTAAGACGATTGAAATAACTAATGAGGTATCTGTAGTCCTTGCTAGGATGTATCAATCAGGTTTTAAAATAGACAGGACTAAACTTAGTGAGGTACGAAAAGAGTTTGAGGAAGAGAAGTTAGACTTAGAAAAGAAACTTAATAAGTACACTAGGTACTTGATGGGGGATACACCTGTCAATCTTGGTAGCCCTGAACAATTGTCATGGGTTTTATTTAGTAGGAAACCTATAGATAAAAAGAGATGGGCTGACACTATACAACCTAACTTACCTGTACCTGCTTTTAAAAATCTAGTTAAGTTTAACTTTAAGACTTTGTATAAAACCAAAGCTGTTCAATGTCCTGTGTGCAAAGGCAAAGGATATGTATATAAGAAGAAGAAAGATGGTTCACCTTATAAGAAGTCATCTAAGTGTGGTGCTTGTCTAGGTGGTTTTAACTATCAAGAGTCAAAAGATATTGCAGGACTAAAATTCTCAGCACCATCTGTTAAGTGGGCATCAGCTAATGGGTTCTCTACATCTAAAGGTAACCTAGAAATACTAGAAAGAGTTGCATCTAATAAAGGTATGGAAGAGGCACAAGTATTTTTAGGACAACTAAAAAGATTATCTGCGATAACAAGTTATCTATCTAACTTTGTAGATGGTATTGAAAACTTTATAAAGGATGATGATAGGTTACATGTAAGACTTAATCAGCATGTAACGTCTACAGGTAGATTCTCAGGTGCTAATCCTAATATGCAGAACATGCCAAGGGGTTCAACCTTTCCTGTTAAGAAAGTATTTATCTCTAGGTTTAAGGGTGGCAAGATTATGGAAGCTGATTTTGCACAATTAGAATTTAGAGTGGCAGCTTTTCTAAGCCAAGACCCTATAGCTATTAAAGAAGTGACTGAGGGGTTTGATGTACATTCTTATACTGCCAAAGTTATTAGTGATGCAGGACAACCTACTACTAGGCAAGTAGCTAAAGCACATACATTTGCACCTTTATATGGAGCATCAGGGTATGGTAGGACTAAAGCTGAAGCTAGATACTATGAACATTTCCTAGAGAAATATCAAGGCATTGGTAAGTGGCATAAGAAACTAGCTACTCAAGCTGTTAGCTATGGCTACATAAAAACTCCAAGTGGTAGAGAGTTTTCTTTTCCTGATACAAAACGTAGAAGGGATGGAACAGTAACAAATTTTACACAGTTAAAGAATTATCCTGTACAATCGTTTGCCACAGCCGACATTGTTCCATTAGTTCTAGTTGAAATTTACAACAGGTTGCACAAGTTAAGTAGTGTTGTGGTAAACTCAGTACATGATTCAATAGTTATAGACATACATCCTGATGAAGTTACTCAGGTGTATGACATAATTAAAGATGTAGAAAAGAATTTAGTTAGTTTGTTAGAAACTAAATATGGCATAGACTTTAACGTGCCATTGTTGTTAGATGCAAAAATAGGTAACAATTGGTTAGAACAAGTAGATATATAAACTTTAATAAGGAAATAAATATTATGTCTGATTTAGTAAACTTTAAAGATACAAACAATTTTAATCAACTTGCTGAAGCAATGGGCATGGGTGCTGATATGGAGAAGAAAAAGAGTGGCTCTACATTGGCAAGATTAAAGATCAACCATACAGGAGTGATGGGGGAAACAACTGTCAAAGGTAAAGTTAAACGTGTAGAAGTAGTAGATGCTGGTTCTTATGTTTTACAGATGCCTGAAGATGATAGGAAAATATATTCTAATACTGCCACTATCAGGTTGTTTCAACAGAAATTTATGTATAAAAGATACGTCACTAAAGATGACGGAGGTATGTTTGTAAAAACAATTATGGCTAATGATTTAAAATCAGATCTTATAGATAATACAGGTGGTGTTAACTGTGGAAAGTCTAGTGGTTGGATAGAAGACTACAAGAGTTTGCCTGATGAAACTAAGAATCTTTTGAAGTCAATCAAACGTGTAAGAGTTTTATTTGGTGAGGTTACTTTACATAATCCTGTTGATGAAACAGGCAATGAAATAGATAAAGTCAAAGAAGATTTTTCTTCAATACCTTTTATTTGGGAAGTAGATAATAGAGATGCATTTAAAACTTTTGCTGCACCTATCTCACAGATGGCTAAAAAGAATCACATTCTTCCACAACATACTATCGAGTTAGATACAGAAGAAAAAACTATTCCCACAGGTGCTAAGTACTATCTTCCTACAGTACAGTTAAATCCTGTTGAGTCAACACTTGAAGAAAAAGATGAAAAGACTTTTATAAACTTTAATGAGTGGATTAAGAACTACAACACTTATATAAAAACTGCTCACACGGATGCACTTAAAGATAAAGGTGATGCTGAAACTAAGGAAGTAGTAGATGAGTTTGTGGATATAGAAGAAGCTGCTTAGTGAATCATCCTGCCGAAATAAAGATACACAAATATCTTAGTAGTCTTAAATCAGAAGACTCTGTTATGTCTGCTGAAGTTATAGATCAAATTACTAATGATGTTCGTGATGCTTTAACAAAACAGTTTGTTGATAAACGATCCAATCAATTTACATTAAGAATGTCAAATATTGGTAGGAGCTACTGTCAATTATGGTTTGATAAAAACAAACCTGAAGCTGCTAGTAAACCATCAGCTAGTTTTATTATGACCATGATGATGGGTGACATAGTTGAAGCTGTATTCAAGGGCATATTGAAACAAGCAGGTGTTGAGTACAAAAATGGGGAGAAGGTTACTCTTAAATTAGACAATGGTAAGTCTATTGATGGTACTCCTGATCTCATTACAAATGATGCTGTAGATGATATAAAATCTGCTAGTCCTTGGTCTTATGAAAATAAATTTAAGGACTACAACACTCTTGCTGAACACGATTCCTTTGGATATGTATCTCAATTAGCAGGGTATTCTTTAGCTACAAAGACAAAGCCTGGTGGTTGGTGGGTTATCAATAAAGCTAATGGTAATTTTAAATATGTTGCCGCCTCTAACATAGACACAGATACCTGTGTTAAAAAAACCAAAGCTCTAACTGAAGAACTTGAAGAAAATAGATTTCGGAGATGCTATCAGGACGTTGAAGAAACCTACCGAAAAAAACCATCAGGCAACCGAAAGCTAGGTATTGAATGTTCATTCTGCAATTACAAACATGCTTGTTGGCCTAACCTACAGGAAAGACCATCACTAGTTTCTAAAGCAGAAGTGCCTCCAATGGTTTGTTATACAGAGATCCGAAGTGTTTAATGCTAAATCCTTTGCAGCTTCTAAGAGACACGGCTATAGAAGTGGACTAGAATTTAAGGTACAAAAAGATTTACAGAGCAAAGGTGTTGTTGCTAAGTATGAACCATTAAAGATTGAGTGGGAAGATTTATCATACAGAAAATATACCCCTGACTTTTTATTACCTAATGGAATAATAATAGAAAGCAAGGGTTTATTTACAGCACAAGATAGACGTAAACATTTATTGATTAAGAAACAACACCCTGACCTAGATATA